GAAGTTATCAAAGAATCCTATAAGAAGAAGGATTCTCCACGTAATAAGAAGTTCGTTTGGGTAGGAGAAAAGGATTCTCCACATAAGAAGAACACTACCAATGGTTAACCCATGCAATCTATCGTCGTTCTAATCTGCATCATCATCCTGCTCTATATATTCTTGAAGAATATTGGAGCGTATGGCAGGTAGATTATTACTAATCATGTAGCAATGGTATGCCAATGGTATACCTTTGCTACCTTTAATAAGCAACACAATCACAATGCAATCAGGTTACACACCGCACCGAGAGCTGTATGACTTTCTTTATAGCTGGTATGACAAGAGGCATGGAAGACAACCAAGCACACAGATAGCTATTCTTCTATGTGAATTTGGCCTAGCTTTAAATGAAAGAAGTAACAGTACAACAAAACAGAATGAGAGCTAGGTATCAAGCAGTCCTGTTCTTATGGGACCACAGATATAGAGCTGATCATCCTTACGCTGGCCTATTCACTGGTCTTCACACTAAATTTAAATCCCGCCACGATTATGGAACTTGGAACAATCTATCGAATAAAAGATAGACAACCAGAAGAACAACACGCCAATGATATTGGTGAAGTTTCTTTCTTTGTACTCAGTGAGTATTCAATCAAAGGGAAAGGCCGTTGGTCTAGTTACCAATGGGATCACATCCCAGATGATGCAACTCACTGGCATATGTGTTACAACCAGCCACCAGAAGATGAGCTGGAAGACAAGGACACTAATAAAGCAGTGGATGAGTCACGCTTTCAAGCACTGTTGAAGAAGGAATTTCCTGAGCCAACAGTTAACAACCTCTTAATTGAATCAACCCTACGCAAATTCTATTTCCATGACAGAAGAATCAGCTAAGAAAATACTCACACTCTTAACTAAACAGAGTCGTGAGATGAGTGACCTTCGTAACATGCTTGGTGCTATCGCAGCACAACAAGTAAAACTCTCTAAACAATTTTCCAAATGACTGAAGAAACTAACAGCCCAACACCGGCCAAGGTTAAGCACACCATCATGCTTGCACCTCCTACATCTCAGCTAGTAAAAGAACTAGCCAAAGTGAAGGGACTAAGTGACTCTGAATTATTACGTGGAGTGATCGAAAGATACACAGAATCCAATGAGTTTAGAGAGTCGTTAGCTACACACCTTGAGCTTAAGACTGGACTAACAGACTGATGTATATGTCAGTCAGATTAAGAGAATTACTTTGGTATCCCTATGAGGACTAACGCAGAAGAGATTGCGTTGGAAAGATGGATGACAACACTAGGCAAGGATCGTTGTCGCATCTTTGAAAACATCCAACGCAAAGGCAGGATGGAAAGCCTGTCTAATCATGGTGAGGTATTGACTTCACATGGAACAGCGACACTCATCCCACATATCAGGTCAGTTCGTAAGAAGATTGAAGCAGGTAAGGCAGGTAAAACATTTGCCTTACTTACTCCACTCATTGAACTACCACCTCAGCAACTAGCAGCGATAGGAGTAAGGACAATCCTTGACTCATTGAGTGCATCACCCACACTCCATGCTGTATGTCGTGATGTCATGGACAAGGTATGGATAGAAACCATGCTTGACCGTGCTACTAGAGATGAACTGTTTAAGTTCACTAGAGGTAGGAGTCGTAAGTCACAGAAGATGGCAGTCATTAGACGTATGAAACATACAGATAACTGGACTGCAAGAGAGAAGCTAGCGTCAGGTTTATTCCTGGTTGAACTGATAGCTAGAGAGACAGGACTAATAACAATCGAAGTGGACTACACATATAAACCACCGAGGCGTGTAGTCAAAGCGACTAAAGAATGTATGGACTGGATCAATGACGTAAAGAATAAGCAAGAGTTGATGACACCTAACTACTTGCCTATGTATGTGAAGCCAAGGCCGTGGACTAGCCCTACTAATGGAGGTTATTTAACTGAAGCTGTTCAATCTAAGTTACTGAAAAGCAACAACAAGATAGTAGGTAGGCTGACCAATGGAACCGAACCGTTCTATGAAGCAGCCAATATCCTGCAAGATACAGCATGGAAAATTAACTCTTGGATGTATGAACAATCTCAGTATGCAGTAGATAAAAACCTAGAGATAGGATGCTTGTTACCTATCAATGGCTATGCAGTACCACCATATCCAAAGCATTTAGAGGAGGATCATCCTGATGTAACGAGGTGGAGACTACAAGCTAGGTATATACATGAAAAGAATGAAAGGACTAGAAGCAAACGAATAGCACAAACAAAACTCTTATGGATAGCAGATAAGTTTAAAGATGAGGATGAAATATATTTCCCGCAACAATTAGATTTTCGTGGTCGCTATTACTCAAGGCCACCGTTCTTAAATCCTCAAGGTAATGACTTGGCTAGGAGCTTACTTGTCTTTGCTCATGGCACACCTATCAAGAATGAGGATGATCTCAACTGGCTACGTATACATGGTGCAAATCTATATGGATTGAAGTCCACCTTTAATACACGCATTGACTGGGTACTAGATAAAGAACAGCTAATCACTGGAGCTGGCAATGATCCTTGGCTTAACGCTGAGTTTTGGCTGAGGGCTGATAAGCCGTGGCAATTCCTATCCTTTTGTCGTGCTTACTATCTCTTTCAACAAGAGGGCTATGGACATATCTGTAATCATGCCGTGAATTTAGATGCCACTTGCTCAGGGATACAGCACTACAGTTCTTTACTTGGCAATCAAAGGATGGCTAGCATGGTCAACCTTGTTAACACTGACCAACCTCAAGATATATATGGTGAAGTGATCAAGAGAGTTAATGAAAGACTAAGAGATCACTCTGATAAGAGAGCTAGAAGATGGATGGAACTGCAACCTGATCGCAGCTTGGCTAAGAACATAGTCATGTGTACTCCATACTCAGCAACACGCACTGCCTGTTATTACTTTGCTTACGATTGGGCGCAGAAAAGAGGGAAAGAATTATATACACATGGAGGATGGACTACTAAGAAGGGAGCCATGACAACAGTTCACTTCATGGCAAAGATCCTCCATGAGGAGGCGACTGCCTTGATCCAGCCAGCGGTCAAGGCTATGCAATGGTTTAAATCCATTGGTCGTAAAGCTGGCCAACAAAACAAACCACTTACATGGTTGAGTCCTAGTCAACTACCTGTTGTCCAGGACTATAAGGACATAAGGAAAACACGTATTCAATTGAACTATCTATCTGATGTTCACTTAGATATACGTGCTAACGAGGAGCTAGAAGATTTGGATACCAAACGTATGGCTAATTCACTTTCGCCTAACGTCATCCACTCCCTTGACTCTAGTCACCTTGCCTTTGCTGCTATCCATGCACACATGAGTGGTATCAACAACATAGGAGGTATCCATGATTGCTTTGTAAGTACACCAAGTGAGATGAGTCAACTAAGAGACTCAGTTCGGTGGACATTTGCTGAGATGTATAAACAACCTTGGCTTAGTCACATCACAACCCACCTCACCAATCAAATCGACACAACTAAAGGGAAAGAGTTACCACCTACTCCAGTAGCAGGTGACTTCGATCCATCATCAGTTAAACATTCAACCTATTTCATCACATGAATCCCAAAGACTTTATAACTCCAGTGTGTAACTTGAGTTATGCCTTTATCACTCCACATAAACTATCAACCATTGAGGAGAATGATCCAAGATGGGAGATCACTGGCATCATCCCTCTTGATAGCCAAGGAAAGCCAACTTCTAAAGAAGCAGAAGCCTTTATCTCTAGCATTGAAGGATACTTTGATGACTATAAGAAGGAACTAAAGGCTGCTAGTCCTGACAAGAAGTTCAAGCTTCAAGAGTTTATGCCGTTTGGCTATAGATACTGTGACGCTAAGACTCTTAAGCTATTAAAGAATGATGAGCTTGATCAGTTTCAAGGCCAACCATTAGAAGCTTACGTTATTAAATGTAAGAGAAAGCAGAAGGGAGTAAACAAGAAAGATGGCTCAACCTTTGAACGCAATGCTCCCTTGCTAGCTGATGCTAATGGAGTAGAAATTTCATCAGAGAAATCAAAGCCATTAGCCAACATAGATCCCACATCAAAAGGGAAGATAGCTTTCAATGCTTCACCCTATAACCACACTGGCTCAGGTGTAGGCCTTGCACTTAATCTAAATGCAGTACAAGTAACATCATTTGTCGAGTACCAAAAACAAGGGGGATCAACAAGTAATCCCTTTTCCAAAGAGGAGGGCACGTTCACGCAGGAAGACGCACCTTCATGCAACCCCTTCTCATCCTCAGATGAGGACGCATCCACCTTCTAAATATAGAAGTAAGTTCGAGGCTGGTATTGCAGCCAGCCTTGACAAGCGTAGTGTCTCATTCAGTTATGAATCCCTTGTCCTTGAATACAAGTGGGAGGGCAGGTATAAACCTGATTTCATTCTTCCCAATGGTGTAATCGTAGAGACTAAGGGATTCTTTTCACCAACTGATAGACGCAAAATGCTATGCGTGAAAGCTCAACATCCACACTTGGATATAAGACTGTGCTTTCAAAACGCCAAAGACAAGATCAGCCGTGCCAAAAGATCTATTACTTATGGTCAGTGGGCTACAAGAAATGGATTCAAATGGAGCAGCGGCATTATCCCTGATGATTGGTATGACTCCAACAACACACAGTAAACACATCTCAATCAGAGATGGAAAGCAAACTCTTGTTGATGATTATGCACTGATCGAAAAGAAAGATCGGACTGGTCGTGCTGGTAAGAACATCAAGTGTCCTGAATGTGGTCATGTTCAAAGGACATATCACTTGGCATGGTCAAAGTGTTCTTGTTCTGGATGCGGGCAGTACATCACTAAATACAACGGCTGGTTAATCGACCAACTATGAACACTCAACAACGTATCGACTACGCATCCAAGCGTATAGATGAATTGCGTCTACTCATTAAACATTGGGAGAAACATGAAAGAGAAAAGCAAGTACCTAAGAAAGAGTCCATGCCCTGAATGTGATAGCAAGGACAATCTTGCATGGTTTGATGATGGTCATGCTCACTGCTTTGGATGTGGCTATCAGTATCAACCCAACAAGAAAGAAAGCAAACCCTTCACACCTAAGAAACCTATTATGAATCCCTTCAAGAAAGAGAAGGTAGTTAAACCACTGATCCCTAAAGATCGGATAGTTTATAAAGCCTTACCTAAAAGAGGAATCACTAAAGAGACGTGCGAACTATTTGAATATGGACTGTCTGAATACAACGGCCAGCCCGTTCAGGTTGCAACCTATCAAGATCACACTGGCAAAGATGTAGCTCAACATCTCCGATTCAAAGACAAGAAGTTCATTTGGTTAGGAGATATGTCAAAGATTCAATTATGGGGACAACGCTTATGGAGACAGACTAATCAGAGTCAAGTCTTCTGTGTTGTAGCAGAAGGTGAACTTGATTGTCTCGCTGCTTCACAGATTCAAGGCAATAAGTTTCCTGTCGTTTCATTGCCGAGTGGAGCGCAAAGTGCTAGCAAATATTTAGTAATGAATGAGCTATGGCTCGCTGGACATCTTCGAACAGTTCTATGTTTCGACAACGATCAAGCAGGTAATGACGCTGCCCTCAAAGCAACAGAAGTTTTGGCTGGAGTACCTGTCGCTATTGCACGACTGCGAGAATTCAAGGACGCAAATGAAATGCTCCTTGCAGGAAAAGGAGATGAACTTAAGGACATATTATGGAAAGCTATCCCCGTTAAACCAGAAGGAATAAGGGATAGTGCTGACTGTTGGGAGGAGGTAATCAAGAAGGGTGCTGACTCTATCTGTACCTATCCGTGGCCAAAGTTAAACCACATGATGCGAGGGATCAGACGTTCAGAGATGAATCTGATTACGGCAGGTAGCGGTACTGGTAAGTCCAGTATGTGTAGGGAATTAGCTCATCACTTTCTAACTAGAGGACTGAAGGTTGGATATATAGCACTAGAAGAAAGTATCCAACGCTCATTGCAAGGGATCATTGCAGTAGATCTATCCAAACCTATACACCTTGACTCCTCCCTGGTAGAAGAGGAGGAACTAAGAGAATCCTTTGATCGTCTGTGTTCTACACACCGACTACATTTATACGATCACTTTGGTTCAATGGATCCTGATACGTTGTGTCAACAGATTCAGTACCTTGCGAAAGTAGAAGGAGTAGATGTTGTCTTTGTTGACCACATCACCATTGTGGTTAGTGGACTCGACAACGTGGACGAGAGAAGGAGTCTTGATATCACTGTCACTAAGCTCAGGCAAATCGTTGAAGCTACTGGCATAACCCTCTTTCTCGTCTCTCATCTCAAACGCCCAGAAGGGAGAGGCCATGAGGAGGGAACCAAGGTTTCTCTTAGCCATTTAAGGGGATCACATAGTCTTGCTCAATTATGTGACGGATGTATTTCAGCGTCCAGAAATCAGCAAGGAGACGCTGCCGAACGTAGCGAACTGCAACTTGCTGTATTAAAGAATCGACATTGCGGTTCAACAGGTGAGGCCGACAAGCTTCTGTACTCAGAACAAACAGGCCGCCTATCCACTCCACTATTTAATTAACCCACCATGACTTTATTACTAGATGCCGATTGGCTTGTCTATTCATCCTGTTGTGCATGTGAGCATGACTATCGCTGGGATGAGTGGCATCATTCACTTCACTTAGACGAGAAAGAAGTACACGAACTGATTCAATACAGAGTTGAACAGTACCAAGGTATAGCTGAAGACTCAGGTCAAGTAATCATGTGCTTCAGTGAGTACCCAACCTTTAGGCATACACTCTCTCAAGATTACAAAACAAATAGGATAGGTAAGCGCAAACCTTTAGGATTAAAGAGAGTAATAGAACAAGTCGCTGACTACTATCACTCTGTTAGTTTCCCTAACCTAGAAGGTGATGATGTTATGTCGTTACTTGCTACCGGTGGACGATATGATAATCCAATAATTGTTTCTGTTGATAAAGATATGCGAGGTGTACCGTGTACCTTGCTAGCTAAAGATGATCTTGAATTAGTAACAAGAAAGAAAGCAGATAGAAATTGGATGTTACAAGTATTACAAGGTGATGCAACTGATAACATTCAAGGACTAACAGGTGTTGGCCCTAAGACCGCTGAGAAATTATTAGGAGATTTGGAATCACCTAAAGATATGTGGAACAAGGTAGTAGAAGAGTACAAAAAGAAAGGGAGGACTTATGCTGATGCTGTTATGACTGCTCAACTAACACGCATCTTGCGTGATGGAGAGTACGATCATGTAACAGGTGAAGTAAAATTATGGGAACCAATTTATGAATGAAGAAGACCTATGGCCTCCCATTGAGGAGGCCTTAATTAAGAAGTTAGATGAAATATATCCTGAGAAATGTCCTGACTTAGAAGCAAAAGATAGAGATATCTGGCATTATGGAGGAGCAAGGAGTGTAGTGCGGATGCTCATATCCGTCTATGCTGATCAAAACAATCAAGGAATTTAGTTATGTGCGGAGGAGGAAGAAAGTCGCCACCACAAGACGACAGGATGCTCAACCTGCAAAGGGAGCAGATGGCAGAACAGAAACGTCAATACGAGGAGCAGAAGGCTGAACAAGAGAAGCGTTATGCAGAACAGAAAGCAATATCAGAAGCACCTCCAGCTCCACCTCCAAGTCCAGTCGCTGAGTCAGCAGCAGCAGCACTAGAAATTAATGCAGGTGGTACGGCTAGTTCTTCTGGAACTGGAAGACGCAAGGGATATGGCAGGAAGAAATTACGTACTGACTTACAGGCTGGGAGTGGTTTAAATATTCCATAAATGGAACTGACCTTAACAACTGATGTTGATGCAGTAGCTTCTAAATCTTCTGACTTGAAAGAAGATGACGGCACTGCCGCTGCTAGATACCAACAACTATGTACGACAAGAGATCCCTTTCTCCAAAGAGCAAGGGATTGTAGTCGTGTAACTATTCCATCCCTTGTCCCTGACTCTCATCAAGGAGATCACGGTAAATTAAAAACACCATATCAATCTGTTGGTGCACGTGGACTAGCTAACCTCAGTACCAAACTAGAGCTAAGTCTCTTTCCTCCTAATACACCTTTCTTTAAATTAGAAATAGATAGTCTCTTACTTCATGGTGAGGATGTAGATCCTGCAATGAAGACTGAGCTAGACACTGCCTTGGTAAAGGTAGAGCTAGCTGTAATGACAATGCTAGAAACCATGAGTGCACGTGCTTCAATGCATGAGGCATTCAAACAATTAATTGTTGCAGGTAATGTTCTTCTTTATGTAAACCCAGAAGGGATAAGAGTTATACACCTTGAAAGATATTGTGTAGTACGTGATCCAATGGGATCAGTTACAGAGATAGTAGTAGAAGAGGAAGTATATCCTGAAGCATTACCAGAAGGATTCTTACCTGATGACTTCACTACTCAGGAGAAGACTGGCCCTACTAAGAAGTCACTCAAGATCCATACATGTGTTCACTATGAGAATGATGAATGTTATTGGTATCAAGAAGTAAAGGGCAAGAGAATTCCTGGGACTGAAGGCCACTGTCCTGAAGAATGCTCACCATTTATCGCATTAAGGTGGGAGCGAATTGATACAGAAGAATACGGACGTTCATATATAGAACAGTGGTATGGAGATTTAACTGCGCTCGAATCTCTTTATCAAAGTGTGCTTGAAGCAAGCGCAGCAATGAGTAAGGTTTTATTCCTTGTCAATCCAAATGGAACTACACGACCACGCACTCTAAGTAATGCAGCCAATGGTGCGATAGTTCAGGGATCAGCTAATGATGTAACTGTTCTCCAAAGTCAAGGCAAACTAAATGATTTGCAGTTAGCAAACAATACAATTGATAGAATTGAAAGTCGTTTGCAGTTTGCTTTCCTACTTAACACTGCTATTCAAAGGCCAGGAGAAAGAGTAACAGCAGAAGAAATAAGATATATGGCACAGGAACTTGAGACTTCAATTGGTGGTTTGTATTCCATCCTGACTCAAGAGCTACAACTACCACTAATTAGAAGGCTTATGTATATCTTGCAGAAACAAAGGAAGATACCTTCAATGCCTACAAGTAATAAGACTGGAGAAGCAATGGTTAATCCTAAACCTGTTACTGGACTTGAAGCTATTGGCAGAGGTGACGATAGAAATAAACTGGTTGAATTTATAGGCACTGCAAACCAAGCATTAGGTGCAGAGATAATGATGAAGTATCTAAATATGGAAGAAGCACTGCGAAGATTAGCTGCCAGTGCTTCAATAGATACGACCAACTTAGTGAAAACTTCTGAGCAACTACAACAAGAAGCTCAGGCCGCTGCTCAACAACAACAACAGATGCAGCAACAAGAGCAAATGCAAGCTCTAATGACCTCACCAGCCGCTGCTCAAGCGGTTAAAAACTACACAGAAAAAGGTGCACCCTATGGCCCCCAATACTCAGCAGGAACTGACCCCGCCAAAGAAGGCGGAGGAATTGCAAACGTCCTCCCAGACACAGACGCAGCCAACGAAGGCCTCCCCAGTGGAGAAACCTAAAGTCGAGCCAGCGGTAGCACCCAAGGAGTTGATCATCCCAAAGGATGCAAAGATTCAAGCTCCTAAAAAGAAAGTCATTACTCCACCTAAAGTCACCAGAGATTCTAAATCTGGCGACATTGTAATCTCCTAATTATTTACCCATGCCTGAAGCAATCACTATCAAGGAGGAGCAGACTTCTGCTCTCTCCCCTGAAAACGAACAACAACTACAAGAAGAACTTAAAGGCAGTCCAGCCGATTTGTCTTCTTCAGAGTCTCAACCACAAGAAGAGAACAAACTTCTTGCTGGTAAATATAAAGACGTTACTGAATTAGAGAAAGCTTATGAAGAGCTTCAAAGAAAAACATCATCCCCATCAGAGGAAGAGCAACCAATTGCTGAAACAACAGAAGGTGAAACACCTCAAGAGATCTATGGCAAGTGGGTAGGTGATCGGTTTGAAGAGGCAGGTGTTGATTATGTAGAGATGAATGAACACTTCCAAAACAATGGAACATTAACTGAAGAACATTTCACCAAACTTGAAGAGGCTGGCTTTGGTAGGGAGACAGTTGATGCTTATCTTGCTGGCTTAGAACAAAGAGGAAAGATCACTGAGAATCAAGTCCTTCAAATCAAAGAAGAATATGGTGGAGATGTAGGTTATGCGAACATGATGGAGTGGGCTGGTACTACTTTATCTGACGCAGAAAAAGAAGCCTTCAGTCTCTCTCTTAAGAGTCCGAACATTGAAGTTATAAGACTGGCAGTTGCTGGCTTACATAGTAAGTATGCAGCAGCTACAGGTACTGAAGGAAAACTAATTGGTGGTCGAACCCCTGTCGCAACAGGTGATAAGTTTGAATCACATGCACAACTAGAAGCCGCAATGGGTGATCCTCTATATGCTTCTGATCCTGCCTATAGAGATAAGGTTATTAAGAAGCTACAACGCTCTACGATTATGTAGTTAGCTGTACTTGTACTTTGTTTTTAGTGCATTAATTTTATCTGTATCTGTTATCAGAGTTACGGTGCAGGTGCTGTTACTTAACTTAGTACCATCATCTGCATCATCTGTTAACAGGATTCCTTTCTCTATAATTCCAAAACGTATATGTTTTTTGGGATCAGTTTCAGCATCAGGGGCAGCACCATGATTAGGGCCTTGGCCCCAGTCTTCTACTGTTCCTGTTGGAGCAATGGTATAAAATTTTGGCATAGTAATTAAGATCCAGTGAATGCACCTAAGCGTAATGCACCAGTGCTATAAGATCCACTATCATTGACTGGGTTCTGGAACCAACCTGCATAACCACCCTGATAGCAAGTTCCAGACTTACCTATAAACAGCCATCCTTCTTCACCTGTACTGTTGTTACCAACGAAAGCAATATCTACTGCGGCTTCTGGTTGACTGAATACAGGAGTCCAATGATCAAGGTAAACACTACTACCAGTGAACTGAGCTTCTTCATCTCTCTCATAGTGATAACCAGGTTTGTAACTATTCCAGTAACCAGTTAGAAAAACATTGCCATTCTCGTCTAAGCACATACTTCTGTTAGCTGTGTTTTCCCAGTAACCATTAGTAGCAACCTTGACAATCTTACCAATTGTTAAAGCTTGATAGTTGGTATGAGTTGAATCTGAGAATGTATACTGTGTCCCAGTTTTTTCATTAGGTCTACTGTTATCACCACCAACTTCTTGTTCACCGAAATCTCTAAATGATGCTTGTGCTCCACCCCAGTTACCTGCATCAGATGCTGACGCATTGTTAGAAGTTGAAACTCCTGTGCCTTGATTACCATAAGCATTATTTCCAAAGGCATAAAGCTTAGGCTCATTAGAATCACCACCATCTGTAATTACAAAGACACATGGATAGCGTCCTCCTTCCAGCCACATTGAAATAGCTTTTTGATTATCACTATTGAATGTTGTAGCAGAGTCAGTTATCTGTGCAAAGTCTGATCTGTTCAGACCATCAGAAGAAGCTATCCCTGCATAGCCACCATACTCTTCCATGTATCCACAACCATGAACAGTGCCATCAGTACACATGGCAAATGTCAAACCGACAGTGCCTCCTTGTGTGCAAATTACATGGTCTACAACTTTTCCATTAATAGAACCACTCGTATTATCTGAAGCACATTGGGGAGTACTTGCCGCAGCAGTGCTGCTATTACCAAGTTGTCCATAACCGTTATAACCCCATGTATATAATTTCCCGTCTTCATTAATTGCAGCATAATGTGAAGTCGCACTTCCATGATCTGAACAAGTTACATAGAGAACTTTCTTGCTATCAAATGCACTCTTATCACTAGAGATGGCCTGGAAGTAGTAAGAACTACTAGCACCGTTTCTACCTAAGTTGTAGTTACCACCATATCCAACTGTATATACAATTCCATTCGTATCTATAGCTGCACAGTTTTGATAATCACCATCTGTATAAACATTAGCAGCTCCAGAAAAAGCAATCTGACTAATCTTTGGATAGTTAGCACCTGTTAACTGAGTGCCAGAATCGTTATAGAAAGGAACTGGAACACCTTCAAAATAATTGTAATTGGCATTGCCATTACCAGATAATCCATAACCATTATATCCGTGGAAAAAGAGCATTCCATTTTCCATTAAAGAGTATCCAGTTCTCCAGTCTTTATGCATTTCCATAACTCTTGGACGTTGTGTCGAAACCGTATATCCAAGATCTTTACCACTTATATCTGTTAGAAAATGTGCATAGTCAGAATGACCAGCTAACGCCTTATACCAAAAGGCAGGCATTCTATAACAGCTAGGACTATAGTTAGGGTAAGTCTGCATTCCGTATGGTGTTCCAACTCCAGCACCCATACCATAGGTATAAGCATTAGTGTCGTGATAAGGGTTACCCCAGTTAATTGGATTACCATCAGAAGTAATAATTCCACCCTGTCTATACGCACTACCGCTTACTGAAGATCCATACTTTTGTCCCTTACCAAAAGCTCTAGCCCAAGAAGGAGTAGCTCTTAAACCTTCTGTATATGTGTTGTAGTCACTATTAAATAAATGAGCTGAACATGGCCCATCAGCACTTGATTGATCATGTCCACATCTTCTGGTCTTACCTACTCCTTCTTCAAAATCTGTTACTGGATCATTGAATTGATAAGTTGCACCACTTGTACCACCGCCACTCCATTCAACTGTGTGGCGCATATCAATAACAGTAAGTGTCGCTATATCTCCCTGGTTTGCTTCATCTCTTATGACAACTGAGTTTGGTGTTGAAGCATTAGGTTCAAAAACAATTGTTCCTCCATTTGTAATACTTACAACATCAACCCCTTCATCTGTTGTTAAGCGACCACCTGAACCAGCACCAGAATAAGAACCATCAGCAGGGTCTTTAAATGAATAAGTTAATCCGTTAGTTGCAAAGACAAAAGTATATTTTTTCCCTCTAGTTAAGGTTGGTGTTGCTTGCGTTGTAGCGTCACCTAAAAGAAGAGTACCGTTTCCATGCGTTGCATTTGTTTCATGGATATTCGCATATCTTCCTGAGGTTGTATTAACTACATAGTCAAAAGTATTTCCACTAGTAAGAGTTTCGTATGGATCTTCTTTTGCCTTAAGTGTTTGACCTTTAGTTCCAATAGGGAAACGAATAAGATTATGTTCTTTATCTCTAGTTGCTAAATCTCCTGATGTGGTTGTAACTGCTTGAGGTGCTGCTGGTACAACGACATCCCAGTTAGCTGTAACTGTAGGAAGGTTTCCAGAAGCTGCTGCTACTTGCTTATAGATATACCAAGCATTGAGATATGTTACTAAATCGCCAGGATAATACGTAGTGCTTGAACTATATGCTCCGAGATGTTGAAGCCCTTGCGTTATCTTTTCAAACGCAGAGCTGACGTTGGGTGCTGTAGTGTTTGAGCTAGCAACATCTGTTACACAGACGTAAGCCGAGTTCAAATGATAGACAACATCATCAGATTCATATGCTGTACTTGTAGTCCACTGTCCTTGCCATGTGAACTTGAGTTTACCTAAATCAATTTGTGCCATGCTAAGTCGTTACTCTGATGGAATAATCCCCAAGATAGGGAACCTTTTTAACTGTGCCTAGCATAGCGTAACCATTAGCAGAGTTACTAGCTTCTCCTCTCCAACCTTCAATAGATAGATATTTTGCATTTGAATAAGTATAAGTAGTACTAGGTGCACCAAGAGAAATTGTTATTATCCCTTCTGATGAATAAACGTCTGACCATTTCGACGGGTTATAAACGATACTGCCTTGAGTTGTAATAGCAGCTCTAATTGATTTAATTGGTGATTTACCTGATCTTGTATCTGGTTCGATATGAAGAGTGCAAGCTTGTGTGTAATTTTCAAGTGAGAAATTATCTACATCAGCAGGATGTTGGAAAGAAAAATATTGTTTAGCTGTTGAACTACAATCAATAGTTGGATAAGTCATAGTGTATTCATCACCTGCATCATCTGCTGCATTAGTCCCATCATCATGTTGTAATAACATTTTCAAATGACCATCTGCATCTACCCATATTCTTAGAGGGCCACCATCACTTCCCCACTTAGCTTCACCCCAACCTGCATTGCCTGTTCTGTTTGTAGGCATAGGGAATACACCGTCATAAAACATATCTCCGAAACCAATAAATAAATTATCTACTCCCTTGTATTGATAGTCTGATTTTTTATAAACAACGTCATGTTTTTCATTCATTAAGCTGTAATCCATTAATAACTTACCTTCTGAATCTTTTTTAAATCCATACATGTGTGTCTTCTTCGCTGCTGATTGTGCTTGTGTCGCATAGCTACTAGCAATTGAAGAGTAAGTTGTTGCTGTATTAGCTGATGTACTAGCTGATGTTGCTGACGCTGCCGCTGCTGTTGCAGATGCTGCCGCTGTTCCAATACCTGCGTCGTAGTGTGCTTTCGTTACTGCGTCTTGAGCATCAACTGGATCTGCTAATCCTGTTAGACGCTTTGCATTCATAGGCAGATTCGCAGTTGGGTTAACTGTTCCATCTGCTTTCAATACACCTGTTACCAAACCATCTGCATAATTTTTTGTTACTGCATCCTGAGCATTCTGAGGATCTTGGACATTGATAACAGGTTGGTTATTAGCATCTAAACCTTGAGGCGACCAGGCAACACCAGCATTTACGACATCATCTAGTTCCTGTGTTGCATATAAAAGTTGGAGGTTGGCTGTATCTAAATCTGCTGCTGTAAGAGTAGACCCATCAACGAAATCAACAAGAGGAGTACCAAGGCTAGTTCCTCTCTTAACAATGACCGGCATCCCAGTCTTAGGAGCACCCGACGCTTTCTGTGTTGTAGTGTCTGCACTTAAAGAGTCGAATTCAATCGTTGAGTTATTAACCCATGAGTAAGCAGTAGTTGCCACATAATTAATCGTGACGACTAAGTGATCCTTTTTTACGTAAGGGAAGGGAACTGCAAACTGTGTGGTTGTATCATCACCAGTGCCAGTCCAAGAAGCGTAGGGCATAAGAGATTAAGAGACGAGTGACCTCCATGCTTCTAGATTACTTTGTGGTCCGAGGTTGTCACTATTCATATTCTGCTCATCTTGTCTTTTCTTCTTCAAGTCTACTAGTTCTTGCAATTCAGGATTCCTTTCTAAGAAGATCTCCTTTGCTCTGCTCTTGTAATACTTAATTGTCTTATATAAATAATTAACTCTTTTACTTGCATGATGTATGTTTGCTCTTTCTTTCATCTCACCTGTCTCCTCATCTCTACCTAATCCCATCTTTGGTAATGCCTTGTATTCGTCACTCGTACTAATGATCCTTGACAATTCTTCATGCAATGTTAAACCATCTTCATTCCTTACTTCTTGAGTTCCGATAGTAATTAATTCATTTAGTTGGTTAGTATTTAAAACAACATTCTTTACTCCAAGTATTCTTCTATCCCAAATAAG